TTGAAGTCGCCAGAGATATTTACACTCTCCGACATAAAGTCTTTGAAGGATTTCATATCAGCAATTCCAAGCTCTAAGGGACTTATTGATTCTGCTATCTGGATCTCTAGCAGTTTTCTTAGAAGTAAGTTTCTTCTTCATGCCTTTCATTCGCGCACAAAAGCTCGCTCTACGAGGGTTCCCAACTTTCTTTGAAGGTCTCTTAAGATCGCTTCCTGGATTCTGACGTTCATAGGACTTGCGTCCTTTTTCGTTAAGTCCACCTTCTGGGTTTTTTCCAGATTTTTTCTGCCAGTCTTCATTCTTTACCGCATCTGCAATCTTGTGTGCCTTCTTGATTGTACTCTTTTTCAAAGGCGGTTTATCACCAGTTGACTTCATTGCCTGAGCCATACCGATGGCATATGCATTCTTCTCTTCTTCCATATCATCCATCCCATTGTTGGGACCAAGAAGAGTACCTGTGCCATTGCACTCAGAACACTTCTCACCATCAGTGTGGTATCCAGTAGCATCACAGTGACCACACTGATGACCAACTACATCATATGCGATACCGCAATGTTCTCGGAACTGTCTAAATGTTTTCATAGTTCCCTCGGTTGCCAAGAATGTAGGTGCTGTAGTCTTATCAGATTCATGATATGAAACTACCCTACATCCAGGATAGATCTTTTCTGCAATACGTTGTGCTCCAGTTCTCTGAAGTTTCTGTAACTTTGGAGTAAAAGCAGACAGAGTGAATTCTCTACCACGCCAAATAAGGTTGATGGTATAGTATCTACCGTACATTGTAGGAATTCTTTCTGCCATTATCCAGTTACCGCGTTATTGTCTTCATCGTGACGTTGATATGCTGCAGGAGTTCTAGCAGTATTATTATCGTTTCTTGCCTGATACGTACCAGGAGTTCTGGCAGAGTTATCATCATTGCGAGCTTGATAGTCAGCGTTGAAGTTTTCATACGTGACTGTAGTCCAACCCTCATTACCTGAGAATTGGTTTACTGTAGTCTTTCCAGGTTGTGGATCGACTGGAGTATTATTTTCGTCGTGACGAATGTATGCCATTGGATATGTGATGCTCCAAGATTATTTATCTGCTTTCTTTTTAGCATCCTTCAGCATCTTCTGAAGATCTGCTGTACTACCAACAAATAAAGCATTGGTGACATTAGTTGGACCCTTTTGCTTGTCTTCTCTGACAGACTTAGTATCCTTCTGAAGTGCCATTAACTTGTCTGCTACATCTCCGACGTGCTTGATAAGTTGTCCAGCAACTTCATATGCTCTAGGGTGATCAGAAGACATTGCCAAGTCAAGAGCGCCATTGATAGCTTCTTGTCCTTTGTCCACCAGTTGATATAAATTTGCCCTGGCGTATTCATAGTCTTTACCTACGTCATCATTCTCCTCCTTTTTAATAGGAGGTTTCTTTGCCTTTGGTTCTTCTACCTCGGCAGGAACTATTTCAGAGACTGTCTCGAATGCCTCATCTAAACCTTCAAACTTATCCATAGAACGAAGTCATCTCATTGAAACCAAAGTCGTCGCTAGAATCTAACAGCGCATCATCTGCTGCGTTGATTAGATCAACTGGTGTACCTGCAACTGCTTCTGCTGCAGATGTATTTTTTTGTGCTCTGCGAACACCAAGTTTATTCGTAGCAGGTTTGGACTTGACGTACATAACCTCGTTTCCGATTTCGATGTATGTCTTGAGTGGAATATCGGTAGAATCTAAAACTTCGATAACAAGAGTTGTCTTTGTAATCTTTTCGGCAAGTTCCGTAGTAGCATCCTTGTTCTTGTCCGACACTGCTGCTGGTGTGACTTGGTAGGAAACTCTGCGCGGTGCCGTAAGATCGACTTCTGTATGATAATCGACCTTTGCTTTTTTGATAGGACCAGAGGTTCCAACAGGACCAAAGATGTAAGTCTTTGCCGTAAACTGCAACGTAAACAATGTCAACTTACGATCATCCATAGATCCTTCATAGTCATCCGTGTAGTTCACACTATTAAGGACAACGGGAACATCTCTGAACTCTTCCATTGCATCGACCAATTTGATGGTCATGTTATATGATGGTTGGAAGTATGGTAAAATCTGCTCTACAATCTCAATAGCATCATCATTTGTTTTTGAGATGATGTTTAGTTCAAAGTCAACATTGTATGGAACTGGAGCATACTGTTTCTTAACCGCGTTAGTAGTATCTGCTTTGAGATTGAGTGTGATTGCACTAAGTTTTCTACTGGCATCGTAGGAAACGCCAGTCATCTCAAATGACAGACGTGGTAACGTGATCGCAACTTTCTGGTTAAGATCTGCTTGCTGTTCTAATCTTGCTAAAAACTTTTGGCGAGAACCATACGCCAGAGGCACCTTCATTCTGCTATAGGTACTTCCGTCTGCATTGTTCTTGCGAACCTCAATATCATTAAACAGTGTGCCAAATCCAATGACGCACTTTCTAATGATCTGGTTATATGTGTATGTCCCTAACATATCAAGTAGCTACTCCAAATGGGTTCGTCTCAGTAAAGTCAATAATGTCGTCCCCAAGATCTTCAAAGGCAACATTCTCATAATATTTAGTATCGGTACTTGCCATCTCATCTCTATTATCTAGGATGATAGTTGCACCAGATGTACTACCCATGATTGTTTCGCCAATCGCAAATGTGCCAGTGGGAGATTTAAGTTTGATCCATGCCTCTTGAGCATCCCACTCCACAAGCTGTGCCACAGCGCCAGTGGAACCACCAGTGACAGATTCTCCAATCTTAAATGAACCCGTGATGCCTACAGGTGCTGCAGAAATTTGTACAGTTGCATTAGTATATCCAGTACCAGGAGTATCAATATCTAACAATGCGACACTCTTATATCCAGATCCTTCACCCGTAATGTTGATTGCTGTCAACTTTCCTTTTGTAAATGTTGGAACTAATGTGGGCACAACACCACCTGCTGCAGGTGCACTGATAGCAATCGTTGCCCTATCTTCATCGTACCCTTCGCCACCATCAACAATCTTGACGGACCTTAGAGTTCCCTCTTTTACTGTACCCCTAATGACAGCAGATTTGGTTGGAGTTCCACCAGAGACTGTGATGTTGATGAGATATGCGGATGCTGTAGCACCTGTACCATCTCCACCAATAGTCACCGTTGGTGCTTCAATATACTTACTACCATTTTCTGAGATGTACAGTTGCTCTAGAGCACCATTGTATAGACTTGCAGATCCTGTAGCACTAATTCCATTCTGTGGAAGATAGTAATGCTTGACAGTATATCCAGTATCGACCAGATCTTCATCACCCTCAAAGATATCTCCCTGCTCATCTTGATATTCAAAGAGCTCACACTGCAGTTTGAATATGTAACCCTTACCTAACTGGTAGAATGGTTCTTCATGTTCTACAAACTTAATCTCAAAATAGTTACTGCTAAGTGGGAAGTAGATAAGATCTCCTTCTTGAGGTCTCTCTCCTACTTCTACATCTGTATCTAAGAGTAAGAACTGAGAAATCAAATCCGAAAATCTTTGCTGTGAGATCACCATTGTAATCTCATCTGTTTGTCTGATTCCAAACTTAGTCAGTAAGTCACCGCCACCCTGAAATCCTTCATTGTTCTCTAGGTATGCTTCAATAATATATGAATCGTCAAACTCAGAAATGATTTCTTCATTGAACACGCCATCCTTTCTAATAAGTTGCCTGGGAATGTATAGAATATCCATTCCAAACATCTTAAGATATTCCTCCACAAGGTTCTGTTGGAGGAATTGTTCGTTGCGAGTGCCGTGTGTGAAGAATACGTTTCTCATCCGATCATATCCATTGGTGGGAATTCATGACTAGAAAGCATTTCGTCCTCAAGTTTCTGGACTGCTTCTTTGCCCTCATTGTAAATAAATTCACCATTCATAGTGATGCCACCAGGCAGCTGTGCTCCCTGGAACTTAATTAAGTTGGCACCCCATTGTCTACGAATCAATGCAGTAAGATAACGCTTGACCCAAAGATCATTGTATACTGCAGCAAAGTCAGATGGATCAACTGCACGATAACAATCGAGAACTAAGAAGTCTCCATCTGCAACATCTTCTTTAAAGTCGATGTCGAGATACAAACGGTCACCACGCATCTGATATCTAATTTGCTTCTGACCTTCAAGTAAGAAATAGATATCTTCTAATCTGCGATTGACCATTTCATAAGTTAAGATCTCTGTATTTGTGAGATCCCAAAGATCATTCAGTCTCCACTGATAGCGAACGTCAAACAAATTAGTAACGTTCTTAGAAACAAAATCAAATACTTTGACTACGCCTGTGATATAGTCTGGAAGTTTGATATAGTTGTTTTGAGTTTTATACGTAATACTGGTACCTGCTGATGTTGC